GACGCTATTGATAATGTTATTTTCAAAAAATCAAATTTTCTTGAAGCTCAAGTAGTTGCAAAAAATGGACAAGGTCTTATTGATCCAGAAGTTCGCAGAGTAAAAACTTTATTTTTTAAAGAAGAAGATATTGGAAATTCAATATCTTCTAGAATTCTATTTAACGAGTTAACAAGAACAGTAAATACTATTTATAACACTTATTGTTCTGCTTTAAGTTTGAAAAAAGAAGAACAAGCTGAATTCGATTATTCTTTTTTAAAATATCAATCCGAAGATAAAGGACATTATGACTGGCATAAAGATTCAGGCAAATTTACTCCTAGAGAATTTACTATAATAGTAGGCTTAAATAATGATTATATGGGCGGGCAGCTTAACGTTATCAATGATAAATATAAATTTAAGTTGAAAAAAAACCAAGCAGTGATGTTTCCTAGTAATCTTTGTTTTCCTCATAAAGTTGAACCTGTTTTAGAAGGTGTAAGGAAGGTGTTAGTAATATGGATAAGATAGAGTATTTTAAAAAAAATAAATATGTCGTAGTAGAAAATTTAATTTCTCCAGACGTTATTAATTTTTTATATAATTACTTTGTATTAAAAGCATGTACAAATAGAGACTTTAATGATTCAGCAGAAATGGACAAATCAATTTATGATGATTTTTTAAAAGGATCTTATGGTGATCTAACAGCAGAAACTCTTTTATCACAACTAGATAAACCTTTATCTAATATAGTGCAAAAAAATCTTTGTCCTACTTACTCTTATAGCAGAGTATACGTGGCAGGAGAAGAATTAAAAATTCACAGTGATAGACCAGCTTGTCAATATTCAGTTACTGTAAACATTGGAGGAGATCCTTGGTCTATTTATTACGGTGTACTTGATCCTAATTCAAAAGACGGTGTCTTATATAATGGACAAAAGGTTAAGATTTTAAATGAACTTACTTTAAAACCAGGAGAAGGGGCTGTCTATATGGGTCAAGAATTATTGCACTGGAGAGATGCTTTTGAAGGAGATCATTGTGTGCAAACATTTTTACATTATGTGGACGAAGATGATGAAAACTATAAAGATCAAAAATATGACGGAAGGCACAATATTGGTTTTTTAAAAAAACCTTAATAAAATATAGAAGATAACAAAATCTTTATGTATAGAATTATAAATAATGTTTTAGAGGAGAATTTGTTTTTAAGTTTTAAAAATGAAATGATGTCCGAAGAAACTTCATGGTTTTATAGAGACACCATGACAGCATATGATAAAAATAATTTTTTTATGCACTGTTTCTATGTAAAAAATGAAATACAATCTAATTTGTATCATTCTTTTATTCCTCATATTTTAGATAGAATTAATTGTGTTTCTCTTGTTATTGCAAGAGCCAATCTAGTTTTAAAAAAAGAAACCGTTTTTAAATCAGCCTATCATGTAGATATGCCCTTTAAGTGTAAAACAGGTATTTTTTATTTAAATAACTGTAATGGGTATACTGAGTTAAAAGACGGAATTATTATTCCAAATCAAGAAAATTCTATAGTGTTGTTCGATTCAAATATAGAGCACAGATCTGTAAGTCAAACAGATACAAATAGAAGAATAGTTGTAAATATAAATTTTTTTGAAAACAATAGGCTTCATTAATGATTACTTACTGTGACGATATTTTTGATAAAAAATATTTAGATGAAATTACAAGTCAATTAATTTTAGCTCCTTGGCATGCACACAATGTTGCAAATAGAAATTCTTGGCCTTATAAAGAAAGAGGCTCACATAGGTTGTTGGGCGATACTTTTTTTCGTAGACTTAGTGAAGATAACATAGAGTATAACTCAAATAGAACTTTATCTAATAGTTTTATAGATGCCTTTAAGGCTATTAATCAAAGATTAAAAAAAGATTTACGGTTAATAGAATGTAGTACAAATTTACAATTTAAAAGTATGGACGGCACCTTTCACGTAGATGGCAGAGATGATGAAGTGGCTCACATATTAATGTTAAGTAATGAAATTGTTGAAAATATTGGTGGTGAATTTATAAATCAGACAATGAACGTAACTGTTCCTTATAAATATGGCAGAGTTGTAACAATAACGGCTAGTGATGTACATAGAGCTAATGCTTTTAATGAACCACATATTGCTAGAATATCAATAAAATGGTTAGGAGAAATTAATGATTAAACCAGAAGAACTAAAAGACAAGAAATTTAAGATATTTTTAGGCATGCCTATGTATGGTGGTATGTTAACAGAAAATACAATGCACGGGTTATTGCAGCTACAGCAGTGGTCAATGGCAAAAGGCGTTGGAATGCGTGTTCAAACAATGGGCAATGAAAGTTTAATTACCAGAGCAAGAAATACTTGTGTTTCTATGATGATGGATCAAACAGATTACATTGCTACACATTTATTATTCATTGATTCTGATATAGGTTTTCAATCTCAAAACATTGAACGTATGCTTGCTTTTGATAAAGATGTTGTATGTGGTATCTATCCAAGAAAACACCTTCACTTAGAGAAAATACCAGGCATTTTAAAAGAAAATCCGAATGCTACTCCTGAGGAACTTGAAGTTAAAAGTCTTGGATATAACCTTAACTTTGATGATCCAAAGAATGTTAAAATGGAAGATGGTTTCTGTAAGGTACAAGAGGCAGCTACAGGGATGATGCTTGTCAAAAGAGAAGTATTTAGGACTATGATGAAGAAATTCCCAGAACGCAAATATACTTCTGATCAAATCATCAATGGTAAATCTTTTAGCTCTGATAACTGCTATGATTTATTTTGTGCAGGAATTTATGAAACAAACGGTACTAGAAGATATTTATCAGAGGACTACTATTTCTCTAGATTATGGCAGGAATGTGGTGGAGATATATGGGCTGATATAGCTATGCCTCTAACACACTTTGGTAATAGAGCTTTCAAGGGTCATGTAGGATCTTTGTTTGCTAAAAAAACAAACTAAACTTTGAAATGTTTATCTAAAAGTATGATTGAACAAGTAATTTATAAAGAATCAATTTTTTACAATGATTACAAAGGTGATGCAGATACCATACAATCACACATAGAACATATTTTAACTTTCGATAAAGGAAGGCAACTTAGTAATGAAGGAGGCTATCAAAGCAACTCTATTACTTTTGGTTTTAGTAATTTAATAAAATTTGCCGTTGATGGTTTTGCAACCATAGGCCTCAAGGCACAATTAAATACTTTTTGGTTAAATATTAATTCAGGTAATGATTTTAATAGAGTTCATATTCATGGTCTTGAAGAGTGGTCAGTAATTTATTACCACAAAGTTTGTTGTGACAAAGCAACTACAAATTTTTCTCATTTAGTTCCTGCAATGATAACTGAAGATTTTAATTTTGTACCAGTAGAAAGACGTATGGTTTTCTTCAGGGGATTAATGCCTCATTCTGTTAGCCCTTGTGGAGGTAAAGATCATCAAAGAATCACACTAGCTTTTAATTTTCAAGCAATAGCTTCTTAAAACTCTATTGAATTACTTTCAATCAATAGTATATTGACGATATGCCCCTAGTTAATTTTAGACCAGCTCCAGGTATCAATAAAGAAGTAACCGACTATACAGGTGAAAATAGATGGACAGACAGTGATAATGTACGCTTTTTTCAAGGATTACCTCAAAAAATAAAAGGTTGGGAAAAGTTCATCATTTCCACCATTGTAGGAGTGGTGCGTGATCAACACGCCTGGGTATCTTTAGACGGCACAAGATTTAATGCAGTAGGCACTGATAGAAAACTTTATGTTATTCAAGAGGGACTAGCTTATGATATTACACCTATTAGAAGAGGACCAACTTCTTTAACTAATCCTTTCACCACGAATGCTACTACTTCTGTCTTGGTGACTGACTCAGGTCACGGATGTATTCAAGGTAGTTTTGTAACGTTTGATTCTTTTTCCGCTATAGACGGATTGAATATGAACAATGAATTTGAAGTCACCTCGATTGTTAATACAAGTGCATATGTAGTTACCCATACAAGCACTGCCTCTGGCTCCACCGCAGGTGGTGGAGGAACAGGTAACGCTAATTATCAAATTAATCCTGGTCCCGAATTTTCTCTTCTTGCTTATGGTTATGGAACAGACGAATGGAGCGCAGGTGGTTGGGGAAGTCCTTCAACAGCATCCAACGTAACTCTTGCTGCTAGACAGTGGTCCTTAGATAATTTTGGAGAGGATCTTATTGCAACTGTTTTAAACGGAGGGACTTTTAAATGGGATACCTCTGTTGGACTCTCTACAAGAGCAGCCGCTATTACAAATGCTCCAACTGCTTCACGATTAAGTTTAATTTCTACTCCTGACCGACATTTATTAATTATGGGGACAGAAAGTGTAGTTGGAGATGTAACAAGTCAAGATGACTTGTTAATAAGATTTTCAGATCAAGAAAATATTACTACATATCAACCCACAGCAGAAAATACTGCAGGCTCATTACGTATTGCTGACGGATCACGAATCGTGGCAGCTGAACGTTCTAGAGGACAGATACTTGTTTGGACTGACACTTCATTGCACTCAATGCAATTTATTGGTCCGCCATTTACTTTTGGTCTTAGACAACTAGGTCAAAACTGTGGGATTATTGGACAACATGCGGGCGTTGATTTAAATGGTGTTTCTTACTGGATGTCTCAAGATTCTTTTTATCTTTTTGATGGTACTGTGAAAAAACTTCCT